CAATGTGAAATGCGATGGCAGCGGCGAGGCTTTGAGTATCAGCTTCAAGACCCGTGCGGGCAACAATAATGCCAAATTTCAGAATATCGTCCCATACAACGGATTCTGCGACTACCCGAACTATATCGACAAGCAGAACCGCGAGAAGATAGAGATAAGCGAGGCAACTTTCGAGCGAGTCATCGACCAATGGAGCGGCGCAAGATTCTACATAGCGGCACAATACTGTGTAGTAGTAGATGGCTCGAAGGTGTACGTCCCTGTGGCTGTCGGGATGAATCCGCGCATGAACACCATCAAGCTAATTCTTGTAACTACCAACGTAACTACATAACGAAATGGCAAAGAACGGAAAGAAAATAATACTGCTGGCTGGCGGTGTGGCCGTTGCAGCCGCAAAGACCGACGACATAAAAACGTCCGTCGAAACCATCCCGTCAAGCTCTCCCAACGTGGGGCCGTGGAAGACACACGTGAAGAAGCGCAAGGAATGGAAGGTGACGACAAGCTACCTGGTGACGAACACGAGTGCGCTGAGCGTAGTCGGTGGATCGGGATTGCAAGACCTGTTGCAGATTGGTAACGACTTCGTGCTCATCATCCGAGATGCGGACGGCGAAGACCTTGGCGTGACGGGTACTGCCACGCTCACCCAGGCGCATATCACAGCCAACCTCGGCAAACTCGTGCAGGGCAACTTCGAGTTCGAGGGCAACGGTCCGCTGACAGCAATAGAAGATGACAACAGCGGAGGACTTGAGTAAACCTGAGAGCATAAAACGGGCGATAAGAAAAGACTGAACTATGGCATATTCGAGCGGGATACTGAATCACAGAGTGACGATTCTCGGCAAGGTGGTGGCAACGGACTTCGGCGAGACGACAAGCTACCAGCCAGTCGCTACGGTGTGGGCGGACGTGACGTGGAAGAAGGGACAGAAGGCTCTGAACGAGGGAGCTCTGGACGCTATCGACACCGTGCTCATCCGCATGCGCTACAACAAATACGTGACGCGGGAGAGTCAGCTCGTATGCTCGGGCGTGACGTATCAGATACAGAGCCTTCATGCCGACTACAACGACAACACCATTCAGATAACCGCAACGGAAATCGTGCAATCATAAAGAACACACACAAGATATGGAACTATTCGGAAGTAACTTTAGCCTATGGCGCAAACGCGAAGTGCCGACCATAGGCGTGCCGTCGAGCACCATGCCCGCCGACAAGCAGAAGGACGACAGCGGCTCGTATCAGGAGCGCATCGTGCCGGCCCGCTCGCCAGAAGCGGCATGCTCGGTGTCGGCTGTCTATCGCGCCACCACGCTGAGGGCCGACGTGATGAGCGTAATGCCCGTGCAGTACCAGCGGAAGGACTTCGAGAAGGGCAACTTCGTGACGGACATGCGCGGACTTGGCAAGCGCATCAACTATCTGTTGCAGGAAGAGCCAAACCCCATCATGACAGCCTCCGACATGTGGAAGCTCATCGAGATAAACCGCATCATGTACGGCAACGGCTTCGTCTATATCGAGCGCGACGAGTTCGGGTTCCCGCTTCACTTGTGGCTCGTGAAGGAATGCGGCTACAACATCAACACGGCCACCTACGCCAGCATCGTCTATCTGACCGACCACGGCTACGTGACGCTGACGAACGTGCCGGCTTCCGAGGTGCTCCACTTCCCGAACACGTTCCGCTACCCGAGTGGCTGGGGACTCCCAACGCTTCGGTACGCCTACGAGACGCTGACGCTGAACAAGACGCTGAAGGCCCAGGCACTCGACACGGCAGCAAAGGGCGGTCGCGTGAAAGGCTTCATCAGCGAGCAAGCTCCCGCAGCCGGTTACTCGCCCATCTCGCAGGGGCTCTTCGACCCGAAGGAAAGCAATGCCTACGCCAAGGAAATCAACAACCGAGTCTATACGCAGGACATCGTGAGCCTTCGCGGTATGGACAAGTTCACGCCTACGAGCATGACCAGCCAGGACATGCAGATGGCAGAGCAGCTGGGACTGACCTACGACGATGTGGCAAGGTTCTGGGGTGTTCCGCGTCCGCTGTTGATGCTCGACACCAACTCGCACTACAACGACTATCAGAACGCGACGATGGAGTTCCACACGCGAACCATCCTGCCGCAGAAGACGGCCAACGAGAAGGAGATTGCCCGCAAGCTGATAGGCTTCAAAGACTACGGCACGCGTCGCATCCACATCTGCGAAGACCCGCTCATGGTGATGGACCCCGAAAGGCGGGCGAAGGTGGCGCAGCTGAAGATGCAGTCGGGACTCTGCACCGTGAACGAAGCTCGCCGCGACTTCGACATGCCAGCCGTGGAGGATGGCGACGTGACAATGGCAAGTGCCAACCTCTTAACGCTGAAAGCACTCATCGCCAAGAGCGACGCAAGCACACAACTGAAGCCTGGTAACTACACCGTAGGAGAACCGCCAAAGGAGGGCGAGGAAACCGCATGAAGTTAGTATAGCAAGCCGCATGAGGTTAGTATAGTAAGCCGCAGCGGTTTAGTATAGAAAACACAAGCGGTTGAGTATAGTAAACCAAAGCGATAAAATATAGCAAAGTATGACACCGAACCCGACAAAAGAGGAAATCGACGCACTGGAGAAGGAACTCCAAGAGCAGCGAGAGAAGCAAGCCAAGCGCGTGAGACGCGCGGTAAACCCACAGCGATAAAACGCCCGATTAGTATGAAACAGACAATCGCAATTATCCACTTCAACACGCCAGAACTGACGGAGGCGTGCATCCTGAGCATCAGGAAGCATGGCTGCGACTGGCCGGTGGTGGTGTTCGACAACAGCCGCGAGGTGACGTTCTCGGCTGGGGAGGGCCTGCCTAAGCGCACAATAGAAGCGCACCCATTCACCCGCAAGATGAAGGGCGTGAAAGTCATCGACAACACGAAGGGACAGGTCATCGACTTCGAGAGCGCACTTGCAGCCTTCCCGAACAAGACACGGGAGCATGCTGCCATAAACGGCTGGGGGAGCGACTGCCACATGATGTCCGTCGACAAGCTCTTCGACCTGCTGCCGGACGGCTTCATCCTTGTGGAGAGCGACGTGCTCTTGCGAGAGAACCCGCAGGCAATGTGGCGAGAGGAGTACAGCTTCTGCGCCTACGTCCAGCGTCAGCAACCGCACAATCCGTTTGGCATCGGGCGCATCCTGCCCATGCTGTGCTACCTGAACGTGCCGAAGTTCAAAGCAGAGGGCGTGCGCTACTTCGACCCCGACCGCTCGTGGATGCTGCACCCCGATGAGGACGACAAGCGCAACTGGTACGACACGGGCGCATCGCTCCTGGAAGACGTACTGACACACCGTCCGCGTCTGAAAGGCTTGCACGTCGACATCCGCCCGATGGTGGTACACCTGGGCGGGGCATCGTACAACGCCAATGTAAGCATGAAGGTGCAGGCCGAATGGCTGAAGGCAAACGAAGCCCTATGGATGACAGAGCCGGAGCAGAAGCCGAAGGCAAAGAAGGCGAAGAAAGCGGTAAACCCAGAGCGGTAAAACGTCCGCATAGTAGATAAACATACATTTATTAACGAGAATATGAAACAGACAAGATTCATCCCCATCGAGGAGTGCAACCTGCAAGTGCGCGAGGATGTCAACGGACAGCCCAGCCGTACCGTGATAGGACACCCCATCGTGTACGGTGTGAGGTCAGTCAATCTCACACCTTGGAGTGACACCCGCGTAGTCTTCGAAGTACTGGAGCCGGGATGTATCACTCAGGATGTCTTCGACCGCTCCGACGTGATTTACAACAACAACCACTCGACGAGAATTGAAGACATGATTGGTCGCTACTACAAGGGCAAGGGCACTCTGAACATCAAGCCAGGAGAGCGCAACGTGGAAATCAGTTGTGACTACCCGAACACCACCGTAGGAAACGATACTCTGGAGCAGATTCGCCTGGGCAACGTCTTTGGCATGTCTTTCGCTTTCCGCGATGACTGGGAAGACACCGAGAACGGCGTCAGCTACGAGCGCACCAACGAGACCATCGACGGCAAGGAAGTGTGGATTCGTCACGTGAAACGCATCGTGGAACTCTACGACGTGGCCAACGTCACCCATCCCGCCTACGAGCAGACCGACGTGGCAACACGCGAGCAGTCCGAGGCTATCGACAAGGCTATTGAGGCACAGATGAAGCGCGAGTGTGGCGACGACGAAGCCAAGAAAAAGGCTGAGGAAGAGGCCAAGGCCGAAGAGGAGCGCAAAGCAGCCGAGGAAGCCGCCAAGCGTGAAGCCGAGGCAAAGGCCAAGGAGGAGCAGGAAGCCCGCGAACTGGAAGAGCAGGAGCAGCGTTTCCGCGAGCAGCAGGCTATGC